AAAAAATTAGTTCGGAGTTGAACAATGACTGAAACAATGATGATTTTTATGTCAGTAACCACATCCTTTATCTTCCTAGCGATAGGAGTGTTAGCAGGATGGACAGCAAACGAGGTTAAACATGACCAACTTTATGCAAAGGAGATAGAAGAAAATGCCATGCACCCAGAAATGTATGACACCAATGGATACATTCTAAACGAAGAACTATTATCTGTTAGGTTCACTGATCCTCTAGAGGAAAGAGAGGATTTAGAAGACTAATAAATATTAATACGGAACAATAATAATTATGCAATTATTACTAAATGAAGTGCTACAAAAAGTAAGCAACGCAAAAACTAAAGCACAGAAAATAAAATTACTACAGGAATATAATACTCCTGCGTTGAGGTCTGTCTTGATCGCTAACTTTGATGAGAGTGTAATCTCTATGCTCCCTGATGGAACCGTTCCTTACAAACCAAACGATGCACCAGAGGAAACTGAACACACGAGACTTGTACAAGAGTATCGTAAACTATATCTTTTCTTTAAGGGTGGTGCAAGTGTCTCACAGACTAGAAGAGAAACTCTATTCATACAATTACTAGAAGGTCTTCATAAAGGAGAAGCAGAAGTGTTGACTCTTATGAAAGACAAACAAATAGGTAAGCGTTGGAAGATTACTAGAGCATGTGTGGAGGAAGCATTTCCTTCAATCGAGTGGGGAAACCGTAGCTAATGACGACATTGAATATTCTAAAAGAAAATTGTGATCCTAAAAAGGATAACAATTCTACACTACCATACAATGCATACCTTGTTCAGTACAAGATAGGTGACAAGGAAGAATTGAGATGGGATCTTACTATGGCATATAAAATGTCTGAAATATTTGATCATTACTATGACAAATATAAAAATGTTCTAGCAATAGTTCAATCTGATGGTAAAGTTCCTCCTAAATTATGGAGAGATCCAAGTCAAAAAGAACCGCCAAAAGGTAAGAAGAAAAAATGATCGCAGAATCAGAGAAGTCATATCCAACAGGTATGTGGGTAATATTCTACAGAAGGTTAGATGATCCTAATGTATGGAAGACCATGAGATACCAGAGAAATGATGGAGTTCTTGTGTCTGCAGATACTTATGATAATGTGTTTAAGTTTCGCAGATATAAAGAAGCATTTGATTTTGTAAGAGAATTAATCTTTACAGATCCACCAGTTTATGACGCTACAGTGAAGAGGATTTGTAAGGCAGGAGGAACAGATTTTTATTTGTCAGTAAATTAAGATATAATTAAGATGCCATTTGGTAGTGCTTAATACTATTTGACATTTCTAAATAGTTATGTTAGTATTCTAACACGTTCATCCAAATGCATGGTCTAGCACTACTAGTACTTCTATTCGCTGAACATGATGCGACCCATTGGGAAATGTCATGTGATGAATGGAACCAAGCAAGGATTGAGATACTCAGCGATGAGAATCACATCCAAGATGCTAAGGAGTATCTTATTGATTACTTCTACACCAAAGTACCAGAAGAAAATTGCGAACCATGGCAAATTGGACGCAAGTAAGCCAACTCGGAACGGATTTCGTTCATCCTCGCAAGAGGACGCAAAAGCTGACTGAAGGAACGGATTTTATATCCAACTACTTTAGGAGAAACCAAATGGCACAGGTCACATACAGAGGTGTTAAATATGACACCGAAGAGTACAACAACAAGGTACTCGCAGAGGCAGTAAAACGTCAAAGACATGAATTAATGTATAGAGGCGTTAAAGTACAGCGTAAGATGGTAGGAGCTTAGATCTATGGTAGAAACACTGCAGGTTGTCGGCATCATATCTCTCGGTTGTATCGCCTTTATTGCTATGATTTACGGTGAGGTACAACTGTTACAATTACAGAGGTAGTAAAATGCTAAGGATCAACGTAGATTGGGGTTCGCCCTCTCTTCCAGAGTTTGATCCTGTTAAGCACGATCCAGAAAGAATATTTGCATTCTTGACCTATCGTGGTGTTAACTACGCTAAATGGGTTTATTTAAAAGTCCACTTTAACGCAGTCAAAGACTGGAAGATCACATCTTAATACGTATTAAATGTCTATGAGTATAAACTCGTAGGCATTTATTTTTATTTCAAAGTTTTTAAAATATGTTCAGGTAAAAATAAATAGTGGTAGAATTCAGAGGTCAACACGATGAATTAAACCTCCTTTTATTATGAGGTAATTCAATGGAGGAAAATGCATAATTTAATACCACGCAGTGAACTGGACGGGTGGCAACACCATGATAGATCAGACAACGCAATGCTTGATGACTATTATGAATGTCTAGTTGAGTGCGACTCACAACAAAACGAATGCAAACGAATATGTAGAGAGATTCTCTACTGATTACAAGAGGGGTTGACCCCCTCTTTTTTTATGGTATAATACTTATACTACTAATATAAATATGGATAGAGGGAAGTTAAAAAACATCGTCAAGAGCTTGCAATCCTTATTAGATGTGTTAGAATCTGAAGTATACTCTGACGTAGACGCATACCGCACCAACGGAAACAATCACGCTTACACACAAGGGAGAGACGACGACGATGGATACCCAGATTGATTATTCAGATGACATGATGCGTCGTAGAAGAGATGCTGTGTTATCATTAAAAGAATTTGGTTTTGGAAGAAATCTGTACGAATTTTGTGCAGACTGGGTTCTAAATCATGACTCAACCTCAGGAATTAAAGAAGCATTCATGGAGTATGAGACTCAAAGAGCAAATCAAATTAATTAAATCAGCACTTAAACAAGATGCATTATATTCTGATGTAGAATTACACTACATGAAGAAGCAACTTAACAATGCAAAGCATGAACTTAAACTTAAAAAACTAAGGAGAAAAAAAGGATTTAATGAACTCAGTGAAACTAGTAACGGTAACACCAGAAGCAGAGAAGACAATGGGTTACGTGGCGCGAGTGAGCAACCCGAACAACCAAGAAAATCCTAAGGTTGCAGGACTCCTTAAATATTGTATCAATCATCAGCATTGGTCTGTCTTTGAACAAGCTCATATGACATTGGAGATTGAAACTACAAGAGCAATCGCAGCTCAAATTTTAAGACATAGATCATTTACTTTCCAAGAATTTTCACAGAGATATGCTGACAGTTCTATGCTGTCATCTCATGTTCCTATGTTTGATCTACGTCGTCAAGATGATAAGAACAGACAGAATAGTATTGATGATGTTGATCCTTTTTTAAGACAAGAACTTGAGATTGCTATTGAAAAGTATTTTAATGAAGGCATGGACATTTACAGACACATGCTTGACATGGGTATTGCAAAAGAGTGTGCTAGAATGGTGCTACCTTTAGCAACACCTACCAGAATTTACATGACGGGATCATGTCGTTCTTGGATCCACTATATAGATCTACGTAGTGCTCATGGCACTCAAAAAGAACACATGGACATCGCTAACGATGCAAAGCGTGTATTCTGTGAACAATTTCCTATTTGTGCCGAAGCTTTGGAGTGGAACTAATGCCAACATATCCTGTAAAAAATTTAAAAACTGAAGAGAAGAAAGAACTCTCCATGACCATGAAAGAATATGAGCAGTGGAGAAAAGACAATCCCGATTGGGATAAAGATTGGCAAGCGGGATGTGCTTCCGCTGGTGAGGTAGGAGAGTGGAGAGATAAGATGGCAACCACACATCCTGGTTGGGCAGACATTATGAAGAATAAAGTTCTCCCCAAAGCAGAATATGTAAACAACAAAACTATCACTGAAAAATACAGATACTAATATGCCAGTAAAAAAGAAAACTAAATCGCCTGGTCAAGGTATGACTGCGAAGCAAATGAAGCGTCGCAAACCTATCAGTGCAGACTACATGATTCCTATTGAACCTCTTACTGATAATCAAAAGGTAATGTTTGATGCATGGGATGAAGGTAAGATGGTTTATGCATATGGTGTTGCAGGTACAGGTAAAACTTTTGTAGCTCTGTACAAAGCACTCAAGGAAGTGTTAGATGATTACTCACCATACGAAAAGATCTATATTGTTAGGTCTTTAGTAGCAACTAGAGAGATTGGTTTCCTACCTGGTGATCATGAGGATAAGTCATCGTTGTATCAGATACCATATAAAAATATGGTACAAGCGATGTTTGAAATGCCTGATGACAATTCATACGAAATGTTGTATGATAATCTTAAGGCACAGGAAACTATTTCGTTCTGGTCTACCAGTTTTATTCGTGGAACCACATTAGATAATTCTATTGTTATAATTGATGAGTGTCAGAACTTAAACTTCCATGAGTTAGATAGTATTATTACTCGTGTCGGACAAGATAGTAAGATAGTATTTTGTGGTGATGCTGCACAAACTGATCTACAAAAGATTAGTGAGCGTACAGGTATCATTGACTTCCAACGCATCTTACAAGAGATGCCTGAGTTTCAACTCATTGAGTTTGGTATTGAGGACATCGTTCGCTCTGGTCTTGTTAAGTCTTATCTTATTAACAAAATCAATCTGGGTTTATGAAACTCTTTAATCACGTAGGTGGCATAGATCCTATTGAGATGTCTGCTGAGATGGTAAATGGAAAACGTATGTACCTCACACCTGAGGGATACAAGTTTCCATCCGTCACTACAGTGATTAGTAACAATGCTAAAAAGAAAGCAAATATTGCACGTTGGCGTGCTAGAGTAGGAGAGGATAAAGCTAATGCTAAAACCACTCGTGCTACAGGTCGCGGCACAAAGTATCACTCTATTGCAGAGGATTATTTTAACAACGAATTAGACCTAAAAAAGTACAAGAAGTATCCACTTCCTGTGCTCATGTTCCACCATTCTAGGGATACTCTAGACCGTATAAATAATATCATATTACAGGAAGCTGCGCTCTACTCCAAGCATTTAGAATTGGCAGGTCGCGTTGATTGTATCGCTGAGTTTGATGGAGTGCTGTCCATTATTGATTTCAAGACAGCAGAACATCCTAAGCGTGAAGAATACTTATACGACTACTTCGTTCAAGAAACAGCATACGCATGTATGTTACAGGAAAAATATGGGATGAGTGTTAAACAACTCGTCACAATCGTTGCTTGTGAAAACGGAGAGACCCAAGTTGTAGTGCTTCCTCCTAAGAAAGAATATTTTCTCACATTGATGAGCTACATCTCGGAGTATCAAGAACGGCATGGACAAGAAACAATTATTAGAGGATAGATTTATGACGTCTGCGAAGTTTTCGCAGGAGGTGGAGAAGATTGCATTACACAATCCAGAAATGAATTACATTGATTCTGTCATCCACTACTGTGAAGAGAATGAAATTGAATTAGATAGTGTAAACAAATTAATAAGTAAACCTTTGAAAGAAAAATTACGTTATGAAGCACAACAGTTAAACTTCATGAAGAAAACTAGTCGTGCCAAATTAATGCTTGTATGAATATTCTCACTATTGATTTGGATTATATGTCAACCAACTATATCAAGTTAGTTGATAGTGTTTACTATAATGACTTTACTAATAAAAGGTGGGGAGAATTCTACAAGAATACTTACTACTCTGAGGATCATTTCAAAGTAAATATAGATAACTGG